CTAGCGCTGATAATCAGTGCCATCTTGACGCGCTGGTCAGCTTTGCGTTCAATGTGGGGTTAGGGAACTTGCAGTCATCTACCCTAAGAATGAAGTACAATCGGGGCGACTACGATGGCGCAGCAGTAGAGTTTCTAAAATGGAACAAGGCCGGCGGCAAGGTGCTGAACGGTCTAGTCAGACGTAGAGAGGCCGAACGAGCTTTATTTTTGTCTGGGGGTTAAATGTATCTTATAAGCAACATCCCGTACTTCAAGTGCTGGGTGCGCAAAGAATTTACTAACGGTCATCAAAACTACCACGGCGAGTACGTCCATGCGCTGGCGGTTGCGGTTACCACGATGCCGGATCGGTGTCTGTCGTTTCAACTGATCTTTACCGGGTGCGAAGCCGACGACGGCAGTCAACCCAACGTACACGGCGGTGCGATGTGGGCACGTATGCCCATCACAGCTTTGGTTGGAGATATACCACTGGAAGAGTGGCCGGAGCGCATGGAAACGCACTTTGTGCAGCCGTGGGACTGTAGTTCTTACCACCACAGTATTATCTCCATCGACCGTGCTAAACCGTCCCAGTGGATGTGCAAGATCAACAACGAGTTCTTCAAGGGTCGCTATTTGTTTACCGTTGACTACGCCGAGAGCGAGGTCTCCGAAGACCCTGCACAGCACAAGCAGACACACGTCCTCATCCTGACGGATGCTGGCAAGTGGACGGGAAATATTGTAGCCTTACCGAACAACAGAGTCCGTGTCACTAGCCCAGCTTACTGGGTAACAGGTGAAGGCGCACCGGACTTTAAACCGAGTCAGTGGATACACTGCGCAGAGCAAGACGATTCGTATCTGGACCCCAATGTAACTTTTAACAATCTGTATGCGGAGAGCGAAAATGATGAAAGCTAAAGGTATGGCAGCAGGCGGCATGAGTGCCAAGGGCATGAAAGCAGGCGGCGCAATGAAGATGGTTGAAAAGGACGGCAAGAAAGTCCCAGCATTTGCAGCAGATGGCAAGGGCAAGATGGCCGAAGGCGGCATGATGAAGAAAGGCTACGCAGCTGGTGGCATGGCTACCAAGGGCGGCGCTGCAGGCGGCAAGTCGAAAGTGCGTGGCGCTGGTGTGGCTATCAAGGGCACACGTCCTGCAAAAATGATGTAAAGGGCTTAGATGGCGTACTTTAGACTGACCCTTGCTCCCGGCATCGATAAGCAAAACACCGAATACGGTGCCGAGGGCGGCTGGACGAACTGCGATAACGTGCGGTTTCGCTATGGCCTGCCCGAGAAAATAGGGGGTTGGCAGTACTTCGAGAACGACGAGGTCTATCTTGTGGGCATGGCAAGCGAGGTCTTTACATGGACCAGCTTGTCAGGCATACCGCATGTTATCGTTGGCACCAATCGCAAACTGTACGTCAGTGCAAACGGGTCGTGGAGCGACATAACGCCCCTACGAGACACCACCCCTGCAGGTGCTGTGACCTTTCTTGCGACGAACGGATCTACTGTCCTTACCGTAAGTGATACGTCCCACGGCGCTATTGTAGGCGACTTTGTTACGTTTTCAGGCGCGGTAAGTTTAGGTGGCGTGATCACTGCCACCGTGCTCAACGCTGAGTACGAAGTAACGTCTGTTGTAGGCGTAAACAGCTACACGGTCACTTTACCTATCGCGGCAAATTCCTCGGACAGCGGCAACGGCGGCGCAAGTGTTGTTGGTGCTTACCAGATAAACGTCGGCAGCGACGTCAACTTCTTCGACTTCGGTTGGGGTGTGGGCACATGGGGACTAGAGTCGTGGGGAACCCCGCGCACCGTCAGCACAAGTGTGGCGCTGCAGTCTCGGGTTTGGCAGTTTGACAACTTTGGCGAAGACGCTATTTGTCAGCTTGTTGACGGCAAAACATTCCTGTGGAATCTCAGTGCTGGGGTCAATACCCGCGCTGCCGTACTCACTGGCGCCCCTGTTAAGAGCAAGTACGCGCTGCTGTCTACGCCAGACAGGCACTTAGTGTGCTTTGGCACCGACACCGTGATTGGCGATGCCACCACACAAGATCCCATGTTTGTTCGCTTCTCAAATCAAGAGGACATCACGGTCTTTGTCGAGTCCGCTACGAACACGGCTGGCGGTCAACGGCTCACGGACGGCAATACGATTGTCTCGGCCATCCGTTCACGCGGCCAGATACTCATTTTCACGGATACCTCCTTGCACGGCCAGCAGTTCATTGGACCACCCTTTACCTTTGGTTTCCAGCAGCTGGGTGCAAACTGCGGGCTGATAGGCCCACACGCTGCAGTGGATGTTAACGGGCAAGCTTTCTGGATGGGCACCGAGGCGTTTTACGTATTCGATGGTACGGTGAAAAAGCTCGCCTGCACCGTGCAGGACTTTGTGTTTAAAGACTTAAATCAGGTGCAAAAGACCAAGGTCCATGTGGGCCTGAACAGCCAGTTTAACGAGGTAACGTGGTGGTACTGCTCGGTCACCAGCGACTTTATTGACCGCCTTGTGACCTACAATTACCTCGAAAACACATGGGCGATTGGCACTATGCCGCGCAGCGCATGGGTCGATCTTAGCGTGTACCCCAAGCCGCTGGGCGCGAAATACGAGCCTAACGCAACCAACGCCACGATCAGCCCAATCAATGGCCTGACTGCTGGACGAGCCCTTGTTTATCAACAAGAAACAGGCACGAACGACGTCAATCTGCCTATCCGATCTGAGCTGTCGTCGGGCTACTTTGACATCGGTGACGGCGACAACATGCTGCTCATGTCGCGCTTTATCCCGGACTTCAAGGATCAGGTGGGCAACCTGACGATCAGGTTGTTGCTCAGAGCGTTCCCGCAGGCCACTGCAACGCCAAGCTCGCTGGACCCTTACATTATTACGCCTACGACGCAGAAGGTAGACACGCGCGCGCGAGGCCGGCAGATCTCCATTGTGATCGAAAACGAAGAGCTTGGATCCAAATGGCGCTACGGTACGCTGCGCGTTGACATCGTTCCGGACGGTTTGAGATGAGTAAGATTACCAGCGTCCGTCTGCCCAACGCCTCGGCAGAGTATACACCTGAGCAGATCAACCAGTTGGTGCGCTCGCTTGAGCAAATCATTTTGCAACTTAACACCGCGTATTCGCCGGTGGTCACCGAAAATACGGATCAAGCGTATGCTTGGTTCTTGGGAGATTAGACCTTGTCAAATTCGTATAAAAGATTTTTGACATCACTTACGAACGGCTCGTTTGCGACTGTTTTGACAGTGCCCGCAGCGACGACTGCCATCGTAAAGTCGATACTGGTGAGCAACAGCAACGCCTCTTCAACCACGGCTACTGTCTCGATTTCTCCTGCTGGTGTTGGCTCACACGTCGTAATCCCTGCGGCCAGTATTAGTGCTGAAGAATACTTTGACTTTTTGGGGGGATGGGATGGAAATTCCCGCGTTTTAGTGCTTGAGGCCGGAGATCTCTTGAAAATTGAGGTTACAACAACCAATGTTGTTGCTACGGTTAGTGCACTGCTTATAGACAGGACTTGACCTTTTAAACGATAATCCGTGAATATTCGCGACCTTACCCGGCGCGCAGCCCCGTGTGGCTTTTAACTTCCAAAGGAAAAAGACATGGTAAATGCTATGCCGGGAATGGGCGCCCCCCAAATGGCTCCCGCTGAACCTTCCGTTGACCAACTTGCTGCATTTGAACAGATGCGCGAGCAGGTTTCACCTACGGAAATCAATCGTGAAATGCTGATGACTGCCGAGCAGGCAGATCCTGTCGCAGTGGCCGAGTTCCGTAAAGAGCTGGCAGAGCTTGAGGTGGCCCCCGAGGTCATCGACATGCTCAACACGATGGTGGATGAGGTGCTCGCCAATCCCAATGAGTATCCTGCCATTCGGCAGAAATACCTTGATATGGGCGTGGACGAGGAGATCCTACCGGAGGCTTTTGATGCGGGGCTTTTTGCCGCGTTGAACATCGCTCTTGACGAGCTGCGTGGACCGGAGAACATGCTGCCCCCGCAAAGCTTTGCTAGAGGCGGTATCGCCAG